CGGTTATGCGACCCTCAATGAACTCACGATTCTTTTTGGACTTCATCTTTACTCTTGCAAACACGCCGTCTTCACCCTTCAACTTGGTAAGGAACAAAACAATTTGACCCAAATACCACGCTGCCATGCCGCCGCCCATCTCCTTCTTCGGAATGAATCCTGGCGCAATGTAAACGTGATTGATACAGAAGAAACAACTTTCTGTTGCTGCGAGACGATGAATCATCTGTTTGAAAGCTGTACGAATATTTTTTGCTCTCAATCCCATATCCATCGTCATCTTTTCAGCATCAGCATCAGTCATTTCCTTTGCTCCTGACAATGCGCCTAACGAATCAAGTACGATGAACAACTTTAATCCTTTTTCTTTTGCACGATTAAGTGCCTTGATAACAAGCATTTGGAATTCTTCTACCGTATCAGGTTCCCTGTAAATCACCTGCTCAACATCCAACCCTTGCCGGGAAAGGAATCTCTTATCGGTAGCGTGTTCTGAATCCAACCATACTACAATGTATCCTTGCTTTTGAGCATGCGCCGAAATACGCGCTCCTAAAAATGATTTACCCGATTGCTGCTCTCCTGCCACTACAATCATTTTTCCTACAGGAATTCCTTTATCAACATCGCCAGACAAAAGAAAGTTTAAAGATTTGATACCTGTTGAAATCCAAGATTTAGTTTCCACACTTTCAGCAGGTTCGGCCTCAAGAAGTTTCATCAAATCACCCACGGCCTCTTTCATCTTACCGTTTGATTTTTCTTCTACCTTTTTTAATTTATCAGTGCCATTTCCGTTTTTCATAATATTCTCCTTAATAAAAATGCCCGTTTTTTCGAGAAACGAGCCAAAAACTCAAGCTGATTAGTCTTGCTATCTAGTAGCGGGTTCAGCTAATAAAACCCAAGCCGCTGTTTCGTTTTCCCTGACAATGGCTAGCCAAAGTCAGCAGGCCAGTGGCCATTACCCGAATTTGTTTTACAGTTTGCCTAGTTCATCATCGATATCGCCGAGATCGTCCAAATTGTCCAATTCTTCTGTTTCTTTTGTATCTACTTTGTCTAGATCATCCACAATATCAATTTCATCTTCTTCATGTTCGACCACAGGTTTCTTCTCTACCTTTTTTTCAACCTTTGGGGTTGGCGAAGACTTAATAGCAACAGACCCCTCTGGCCACAAAAATGCGAACTTCTGTCTTAGCTCGTCCACACTCTCTTCCTTGATAATATCGTCAATATTGATTAACTTATCCTGAATCTCCTTCCAGCTCTTCACGATCCCTTCCTTCTTGAAAACAAAACGAGATGATGAATAATCTGGGTAGTTCGCGTTATCACCTGCCTGTTTACGATTGATTTCAAAATTGAAACCGTTGACCGCATCAAAGATTGCCGGCCCCAGATCATCGGCATTGTAACTTTCGAGAATAAGATCGAACAACTTCTTACCTACCGAAATAAGTTTGATTGTGCCATTGTTTTCTGCCTTTTCCGGGTCATTTACGATGAAACAGTTAAACAAATAACGCGGGGTTGCACGGACAAGATATCCGGTATCCTTATGCTCCTTGTTTTCTTCGTTCCACATTGACCATGACTGTTTACAAATTGGGCAGTCCTTTTGCCCAAAAGTTTTCCTACAAGTTGAGAACAGTTTTTCACCGTTCTTGTTGTAGCGGTGTGAAAACACCGTCTTCCAAGGCACCTTGTTCTCCAACCTGGGTAACAGGCGAATAACCGACTTCTTATCCGGAATCCTCCAGAAACGGCTGTCGCTCATTTCCCCGCCTGCTGACTTCTTGTTCAGCTCCTCTTGAATCGCTTCTTTACTTACAAATGAGTTAATGTCCATAATTTTTCCTCCTTATTATTGACTTTTTCCTTATGCTTTTTTAAATTAATTTTTTTGTTTTTGATAATTCTTCTATTTCTTTTATTGCCTTTTTAAATTGCCCTATGTTTTTTTCATTGATAGTGATACTATCACTCATATTTAAATATGTTTCTTTTTTAAAAACATACTTAATTGCGGCTTTTAATCTTCCAAAAAATGTTTCGTGATAACCACTTGTGAAATAAACAGAAACTTCTCCATATTCTTCATAAAAATCAGGGTCGATTTCAAAAACTAACAAATGGTCGTAACTACCGCACGTACACTCAATATAACGTCTTCCTTCTACGATATCACTTTTCAAATTATTTCTCCTTATAAAATTATCATCCTTCTACTCTCTTATTATACCACACTCTGTTATAAATTTAACCACTATTTAAAAATAATTTTTAATCTTCCAAAACTGGGATTTCTACAATATTAAACTTCAATATACTCAACCTGGAAAGCTCGTATATTGCAACGAGTTTGTTATTTTCTTCCGCATCGATGCAGTCTTCTGCTTTGGTTTGGGCGACATAAAAAATTTCATCCCGATCTTCATCCTTATACACATACAACTTTTTCGGGAAAGTGTTTTTGGATACATTTGTTTGTACTGTTTGTTCCTTTTGTTTCATTTTGTCTCCATAAATATCGTACATATTTATCCTCCTCTATTTTAACAACTGTAATTTATATCTTTATCATCTTCAGAAACAACTATCCCTGCGGCACATTCATGAGTAGTTCCTAAATTGTCAAGGATATTATTTATACTTTCTTGTATTCCTTGTTCTTTTCCTCTTTCGTACATTATCCTCTGCTCCTTCGTCATCTGTTGCAGACATTCAGGGCAAGGTTCAACTTTAATCAGGCCAAGGGAAAAATCTTCTTTCCACCTGAGTTGGGTTCCACATTTATCACAGACTAGTTTAATTCTTTTTCGTTTCATTTATTTTATCCCACACATATTTTTTAAAACAATGCTGACAAATATCCATATTTATCGGGTGGCCGTCTCCAAAAATTGAACCATATCCACCTATACGATGAATACTGATAAATTCTTGAGCGTCCAAAATTGAAAGCGTATCATAAGAATATTCTTTACCACAAATATCACAAACTATAGACTCCTTTTCAGAGATTTCTTTTTTTACTATTTTACGTTTAATCATTTTATTTCCTGCCTGATTTTCATAATCATCTTACCTAATCTATTTTGACCTACCCCAGTTTTAAAATCTACACCCCAATACTTATCCCCCCACCAATTGCCCTCTTTAATTTCTTGGTCTCCTGTTGCTAAAAGGCGAGATTTGAATTTAAGATTGTTGAACTTCTGTTTCAAACAATACAACATAACTTCGTCTTTAATATCATTCCAGTTTTCAGGAAGATGAAGAAGTCGAGATTGGCGTTTTATTTCGGCGGGATTTTTTTCGCTTTGACAAAACTTTTTCCACTTGGGATCTAAAGATTTTGCGGATTGAAAGGCGTGTTCCACAGAAGGATATACAATTCCATCTAATTCTATTTCAACGGGAGCAAAATTACTAAGCCAACGATATTCATTTTTGAATTCTTTAATCATAATTGTACTCCATGCAACTTTCTCCAAAGTTCAAGTTTATCCTTTTGTTTGGGGTATTTTTTTTGTAAGATTGGAAGTAAATATAAATTCTTTAATAACATTTCGCCTTGATCATTTAAAAAGTGAGCCATTCCTAATTCTTTAATATGGCGAAGAGAAGATTTTAAAGTTTCATCAATTGTCAAATCCTTCCATTCCCAACCCAATAAAAATTTGTACCAAAATCTTTTCCAACAATTAGGATAAGGTAGGGTAGAAGTGATTTCTATCATGGCCCCCTCTATATTCAATTGAGATTTAGCTTTTGAGTTATTAATAGAAAGAGAATGAATATGAGTATGAGTCATGTTTTTATTTCAGGTTTTAAATATAAATGGATCCCTTTTGAATCCATTTCAAAAAATATTCGTGTCCCTTTTCGAAAACCAGATTTTCTATTTTGCGTCCAATTATTAAATGCCCTGTTTAAAACGTTCATTAATGACAGAGAATATTCAAGTATTTCATCGTGTTTAAAAAATATTTGAAGATCGTTCGCATCAATACTTAATAATGTATTAAGAAAATCATAAGAATCATCGTAAGAAAATAATTCTTTTTTTGTTATATCTATTTCCTTGTTTACAAAAAAATCCTTATAAACTACTTCAAACTGTTCAGAAACCATTGATTTTATATTTTCGATACCGAATAAATTTTCCAAAACAAATTCACTTTCACCAAGATTTACTTGTCGTTTTGTTTTCGCATAAAAACTACGAAGCTGGGTGCTTATCTGTTCATTATTCATTTGCTTCATTAATATTCATCACCATCTTCATGATTCCAGCCGCGATTAAGACCAAGATTATATGCAGCATCGTATTCATCATCAAGCAATTGGTTCGCGTCAGTTTTTAATTCATCCAGCAGAATAAGAACATCATCAACGCCGGCATTGAAACTGTAACCGATACCATCAACCATGTTTCTAATACTGTCAACCTTATCAAGAAATTCTTGCTTAGTCATATTACCACCCCCAAGGTAGTCGATAAAAACCACCCCAATATAAAATGTAATTAAATAACAGTAAAATCAAAGCCGATACAATAGCCGCAATAAAAATAAGTATCGCGTCATTATCTTTGCATTCTTTAGTTACCCATTTCATAAACTCCCAAAATCCAATAACTTGTAAGGCAATGATAATCAAATATGAAAGTATAGGTATCATTTTTCCTCCATTTTTAAATGAGTGATTGATGGGTGAGAACAATCAATAGCATCAATGTGTGGAACCTTTTTACAAAATTGACAATGCTCACCACAATATTTTGAAGCCACCATAACAGGTTCGACCCCCAATACAATATTTGCGGGGCATGGGGTCATACAAAGTTCCCCTTGAATCGAATAATTAATCCTCATTTTTATCTCCTACTTTTACCAAAAATATTCGTTTTGAAAAGCCGCCTCGTTCCTTCAATTTCCGCTGGCGTATCTCTTCGATTTCAGAAAACGGAATATTTCTGATTCTTGCTAACTCCATCAAGACTTCTAGAATATCAGCGAGCTCAATTGGATCTTTACTCTCCAAATACTCTCCCGATTCCTCTTGCAGCTTCAAAATAACTTCATTCTCGTAGTCTTGTTCAGGTAAAATGAAAAAATCACCTTGCTGATGATTTGCTTCAATTATTTCGGGAATTTTATCCCGGACTAATTTTCTATAAATTCTATAATTTTTATCAGTTTTCATTTAATTTCCTCACACTTAAATTATACCATACTCTGTTATAAAAACACTAAATATTAACAGAGGTGG